TGCGCCTAGACCCGCGCCTTCTAGTGATTGCATCACGCGGGCTTGCAAGCGTTCCTCGGCCCCAGCGTCACCGTCAACTTGGCTGTCTAAGAAATCTAGCACCGCGCCCTCAAGCCCGAACTCTTTGAGCATGGTTGATAGGTTGCCATCTTCAGGGTCAAACAAAGCATCGGCAACAGCACCGCGCCCCATTTGTGCAACCATGCCCGCACCTTTGATTGGTGCAGCGGCGGCACCCGCACCGAACTGAACTAGACCGCGAAGCAAGCCTTCAGCCACGCCCGCATCAGGCGCATCAACCTCTGGCAAGCTAGGCACCTCTTGGACGCTGTCATCAGCGCGGGGCGTAGTAAATCCCATGAGGCTAGTAATGATTGCGTCACGCGCCTCGGTCGGTATTGCCTCGGCAAATGGCTCAAGAATGCTGGCCACCTCATTGCGTATGTCAATTGCACCTTGCGCCGTATCGCGCAAACCACCAATGATGCCTCGGCTAAGTTGATACTTGAACGAGGGCGGTGGCGGTGGCGGGGTGTAAGATGCGCCCTTGCCGGTGATATAGACCTTGTGGCCCACTTGCTGCCTAGTCGCGTGTGACTGTTCGCGGGCGTTGAATAGTTCGCTCATTGCCCTTGCGCCTTTTTCATTGCGTTGATGTACATTTCAACAAGTTGGATGTCGTTTGGTTTAAACCTTCCCACCCTATTGCCGTCTTTGAGGCTGGTTAAAACGCTTTCAAAATATGTTTGCGCCGCCGCAAAATCATCAAGGTCAAGCTGGTTGTCAGTGCCCTTCAGTTCGTCGCTATTTACTGCACCTAAAATGCTTCGCGCCGAGTTCTTGTCTTCTTGGAACTCTATGGCTAGATGCTCAGTGAACATTTGCTTAACCAAACTTTGGCCCACTTCTATCGCGTCAAAGTTTTCATTATTTCTTGCGGCCATGACCTTTCGCAATTGAAGCTCACCTATAATTTGTCTGAATATGCCGTGCCGGGCTAGGTTCTTATCCTCAGCCGCCATGTCTTGTATGCGAACTGATATTTTCATTTGGCCAGCAATAATTGTTTTTGCGGCGGTGAACTCATCGCTCTCAAGTGTTTTTACTCTATCCGAATATTTCTTTTTGTCTGCATCGCTCAAATTAAGAAGTTGGCTAAACACATCTGCATAAGACAATTGAATGCCCTTGCCGTCTAAGAAGTCTATGGCTTTTGAATCACTGGTCAGCCGGTCGTTGCCCGCTTCAGCATATTGCTTGCGAAGTGCTGCCCCTGCCTGTTTGTCAGTAGCTTCAAGACCAGTTACTGCATTTATAAATTCGTCATCGTTTCCATCAATCATTGCGCGTGTAGCTGCCGCGCTAAAATTTTCTTCTGTTCTTTTGGCTTGCAAATCGTTTTGTCGGCTTAATGCTTCTTCATAATTTATTGCGGCAATATGCCGAGTTCGTAATTCATTAGCTATATCGCGATATGACATGCCAGTGCTGTGTAAGTACGTCACAGAATTGTACAAACCATTGTCTAGTTTAAAAGGCGCAACATCGCCCTTTGCTACAAATTCAATTACTTGGTCAACCTTATAGTTAAAAGCCTTGTCAACCATCACCTGCATGGCCGCATCGATACGCACCTTGTCAAAGTTGTCAGCCGCAGTTTTAATTTGTGATGGCGTCATGCCCAAGCCAGCATATTGCTGCAACCGTTCTAGCTTCTCCATTTGGATTAGCTCAATAGCGGTCGCGGGGGCGTTTGGTTCTGGTGCAGGGCGCAATTTTGGTTTTAGTGAACGCGCAACAATTCCCCCACTAGCAATGGAAACAGCTTCAGCCATTAGTTGCCCCCCGTTGGTGTATTGATAAACACGCTTTGAGGATGGCCCCCTTGGTCAGTTCCCACATGCCCAGCGTAGAGAACTGCCGCCGCATTAGACTTGTTCTGACCAATCTTCCATTTGCTGTATGCCTCAAACTCGTTGTTAGCGTAGATGCCCATTTTGGCGCGGAACTGGACCGCAACCGTTGGAGCCTCTTGGTCAAACGTGCCCGCATAGCCAGCAATCACTGCGTCAATACTCTCGGCCAAATCATCGGCGGGTATTTTGCTTTGATAAGCGCCTAACACAATCTCTGATATTTTTTCGCGGGTCAGCATTTCCAGTTGGTCGCTGGCCATATTGTATGCGGCCCGCTTGGCCGCACGGTCGAACACAGTAAGATTGCCACCGGGCATATCTACTGCACCGCCAGATTTGTACGCATCCTCAATTTGCTGCTTAGTGGGCGCGTGTAGTGCCCCATATTCTGCGCCCGCAATTTCAGCTTGCTGTTGCGTTTGTTGCAAAAAGAATTGGTTCATCTGGCCCAGTGCTTGCGCGGTTTGTGCCGCGCCTCTAGCTGCAACCTGACCCACCGCATCTTGGAAGGTAGGCATTCGCAGTTGTGCGCCTCGACGCTGATATGTGGGACGTTCAGCCATTAGCCGCCCTGTCCTGCGTTACCGCTATAGCCAGCGCCCATTGAGGCCATTTGCATCATATCGCGGCCAAAGCCTATTTTGGCATTTGTCCGCGCCATTTTAACCCCAACATCTCCGGCCTGTCTGAGATTGGCCGCTTGCATTTGTGACATACTTTGAGCTAGCGAGGCATTGTCTAACTGTATACTGAACTCGTCCGCTGCGCCCCGCATACTCGCTATGTTGATGAGTGACGTACTTTCGCCAGAGACAAACGGCGCAAGGCCACCGGCGGCGGCTCGGACATTGGCCGTGGCCATTGTCTTCTGCACGTTGCGAAGAATTTCAATGCCTTCACGCTTGTAGGCCAGTGCATCAGTACGGCCCTTCAGTTCAGCCTGTCTAGCCTGAGCATAGTAAGCGTTGCGTTGATATTTGGCAGACTTAACCTTTGCTTGCCCAGTCATCACCGAGAGTAATGTACTCATGCTCCAACACTCACTTTATAATCTAAGGCAAGGACCGTGAAGAAAACCGGCTTGCTCTGGCTAATTGTTATCTGGGCGTCACGGCTGTAGCCAAGAAACCCCATTTGCTTTTTAACGCCGGTAAAGGTTGGTACTGACCCGGTGCCGGACAAGGGCAGGGTCTGTAGCTGCACCTCTTTGCCTTGGACCGTCAGGTTCTGCGCTCTGTCTAAAATTGGTGTAACCTCAACCACCCGCCGCCGTGCTGATTGGCTAGAGCCGGAAGCGGCCCTTGGCTCAAACGGTTGCGTGGTTACGGTCGGCGTAAAGGGAAGGCCCACCTCAGCATAGCTTGCCGGAACGCCGCCCAATGTGGCATTGCCCGATGCGACCGTGTCATTGGCGTCAACAATGTCATCGCGGATTACGTTGACCACCTCGCCCTCAAGATGGCTTAGAGACCCCGCCGTTGTGTTGCTGGGCAGTGCCTGGTCAGGCGCGACCGGGTTGGCGTAGTATTGCAAGCTGCAATCGGTAGTGCGGTCATCGTCGAATGTTTCAATGTAGTATTTGGCCGCGCCGCCTATGGTGCGTTTGACAATGCAATAGATGGTATCGCCATCAACCGCGACATCAATGAAATCACCGTCAGTGCTAAACGTACTAGCTGCAACAATCTGTTGTGGCCTGTTCAGCATGAATGCCGCGATATTGCCCGCAAAGCCTGTGGAAGCGGCCCTATAGCCCGTTGTTGAGGAACCATTAACCACCATCAGCAAATCGCCCTCAGTGGTGTCTGTGGCCGGTCTAAGCGCCATGCGTTGCGGGTCCAGTATCATGTGCGAACAGAGCAAGCTGATGTTGTTGGCCACGTAGGACAGTTCGACATCAGAGAACAACATTTCACGCAATGCCTTGCCCTCTTTGGACATGAACAGCGTACCGCCTTCAGCCGCCTGTGGGCGCAATCCCAACTTAGACCCGCGCCTTGTGGCAGACTTGACCGTCACATTGGACGGCGTGATTGGCGTGAGGTCAGCTTGAGGAACAAAGAACTCGGCCCCGGTAGTAAATATCTGCAAGTCACGGCCAGAGCGCAGGGCGGTAATGGCGTTGACGCTATCGGTGGCCAAGGTGACTTTTATGGCATCGTCATCCAAAGCCTCTGAGGCCTTGAAGTTGAAGAAGTCGGATACTTTGGAGCCAAACAGCGTGGCCGGTTCTGACGCACTGCCGCCGAAATACAAGCGACCTTCGTGGAACGTACAGGTGCGTGGCCAACCGCGTGTATTACTCCAGCAATCCTCATAACCCGCTTCTAGTTCCCATGAGTTAGCGGCAATGGCCGTGCTTGCTTTGGCAAAGGGCACCTCGGTGATAACGCGCACCACCGTGCTGCTTACAAACTCAAAGATGCGGGCGCGGCCAAAATCATTTGTTACGTTGATGTATTGGTTGACGTTGCCCGATGAAAAGATGCCAGAACTAGCGGTCACTGTCACCACCCCGGTTACCGCATCAGGCGTGATAGTGGCCGATGGGTTGCTGGTGGACACGGTAAAAGCGGACAACGGCTTGGTCAGGGTCAATGCCGCAACGGTCCAAGTCTGATTGTTAGCGCCCCTCGTAATCCGAAACGGGGCGAAGTTCTCATGCGTACAAATCAGCGTGTCGGCTGACTGCGTAAAGTATAGCTTTTGAAGGTCAAAGGCTGACACATCGTACAAGGTGCCCACCGAATAATCTATGTACTCATTAGTTGTGCTGTTGAGGTTCTCTATTTGCGTCTGGTCTGCGAAGAAACGAAAGCGGATGGTCGAACTGGTATTGTAGGCAGACGCCACAATCATAAATTTCTGGGTGGTGCTGAACTCAAACGGTATGAGCATTACCGAGTTGCTAGGGTTGTCGGCAGTGAGGTCATGCACGAACCGGGTGCCTGGGCGTCGAGAGAACCCGCCTTGGGGTTCGAACACAACATTGTCGGCAAGGTCCACCGACGAATAGTATTGCTGCAAGTCAATGCGACCGCGCAACAACGGGTCCAGTTCACCGACTGTGAAGGACGCTTGATATTGTTGGGTGCGGCTCATCTGATGTCAGTCAGCAAGTAATCAGAGATAACGCTGGGCGGTGTGCCGCTGCTATCCATAGACATCGCTTGACGTAGCCAGCCGCCGCGAAAGTTCTCAGACGGTGAGCCAAGAGCAATGGAGCGCCAGTATTGTGACTTGGTGGTCTGGTCAGTGATGACCTCGGCCAGGTGCCACGCAAGCTGGTACACCA